GTCGAAGAAGTTAATCCCTGGTGTTGAGAATAAGTTAATGTCGATAGCCTCAGGATTTCTATATGTCATAATCCCGTCTAAAAACGCATAATAATCAGACTCACCTACGTTAGCATTAAAACCTGAATTATTATATGAATTCTTACCAATCATATATTGGTCTTTATTTGTTCTTTCTTTTCTGAAAATATCAAACCCATCGTGTCCACCTACAGGTGCCAATGTGAATTTACAGGCAGATAACTTAATAAAGTTACCTTCTGTTATTTCAAAATTCTCAGGTGACTTAACGAATTCATTACCATCCGCTTGTGATGATAAGTGAAATCCTTTAGTCGTTTCACCTTGAATTGATTTCCCTGAAAATTCAAAGAATGAAGGGTCAAATCCAACTGTGTTAGAGATACCCATATAAACTTTTCTTACTTTATCAGCATTTACCTGAACTGCATCACCGTTAGAATCAACTCCTATCGTTTGACCTGCCACGTAATATTCTGATTTATAAAGAATGTCTGAGTTAGATGCCGTATTAAAACCGTAGTCTTTTACTTCATAACCTCTGAAACCAGCTGGTACAGAATCTGAAGGTGCTTCTAATCCTAATTCTAAAATAACGTATCTAGATTTTAATTCGTATTCACCATCAGATGTTCCCACTTTTCTAGCAACATAACCCGGTACTTCAGGATTCATAGAACATCTTGAGAATTTTTCAATAACAATAGGACTCGCATCCGTATCGAAGAAGTCTCTTACTACAATGTCAAATTCTTGTTTCTCGATATTAATATTAACAATAGAAATCTTAACTTCTTTTGCTGATGAATCTCCGTCTGAGATAGTGATGAATCTGAATAAGTCAGAAACTAACCCACCTCTTACTTCTGAAACAACATAAGGAGTTACTGATGACGTGTATGACTCTTTAAAGTCTCCACCGTCAGAAACGCTTTCTAATATTCCAGTCGATAAACCTTTTACTTTACCTGTTAATCCTAACCACGTTAAGTAGTTATCATAAACCTTATCCACATATAAAGGATAAAGGTCAGGGTTCTTGTCGTAAGCACCTTCACCAATAACCTTAGTTAAGAACTTCTTAGAAGAAGAGCTTAAGTTACACGTAAATTGGAATGATTGAGAACCTGAAGAAACATCTAACTTAAAGTCAGCCATTGAATCAGACTCAACATTAATTTGAGTACTTGTTAATGTAACGTCCGACGTTACTTTATGTGTTAATACATCGCCATTATACTCCGCTCTTGACCTTAAGATTGCCACTGTTTTGTCGTGAGCCTCTGAAAATCTATTAGCGGTGATAGTTTGGATATGTAATTTAAATTTAATTGTTCCGTTATCATCAAATAACCCACCTGAGTAAGAAATTCCTGACTCATTTAAAGTATTACTATTTAATGATTGGAATGCCCAAGACGCATTAGACATTGAGAACACTGAAGTGCTAACATATGAACTAAGGTCAATGAAATTAGGACCAACAACTACTGAAGTTGTTAAGTCACCACCCGAAATAGATTCGTTTATGAAGTCTAAAGCCGTTTTAATTGTCCCGTTAGACATTTCAAATGACTCGGTTATTGCAGGTCCCCCTGTTAAATCCAAACTACCTGATGGTAATAAGTCAATAAGATGTTCAACACTACTTCCTAATGAAATAGTTGAAATGTCTATATTGGCGATTGTCTTTATTGCGTGTGCATCACCACCATCATACCCAGAATACCCTAATACTCTCGTCACAAATAATTGTGATGATTGATTTAAGAATGATTTTGCGTAGTACGGTAATTGGTACTTTAATGTTTCTCCTAATTTCTCAGGTGATTGTCCGCCAAACAACGTTTTAAATTCGTTGTAACCCGAAACTAATACGGGTTCGAATGCGGGACCTTTTTTTGTTTCTCCTACTAAACCTAAAGTAGATACACCTACACTTTGAGATACGTAACTCAAGTCTTTTTCTGATGTATATACACCCGGTGAGACGAAAACTCTGTTAGAATTTGCCATTATAAAATATTTTTTTTTATGTAATTTATTTCTTTACTACTATAAATATTTATCTTTTTCCCAAAAGACTTTTTAAAAAATATTATATTTATATGATGTATGTTTTTTTTCATACTTTTTTCATACCACATATTATGAGCGATAAACCAATTAAAAACATTAAGATATCAGAATACCATCATAAACTACTTAAGACCCATTGTAATAAAGAGGGTTTAAAGATGTTTAATCACGTTGAGAGGTTAATTGAGGAGAATTGTAAACCCAAGACGGATATCTACGGAGAGAGTTAAATCGTCCTAAGATATACTACGGACATTTTAACCCCATTAGACCCTTGAATTGGTGGTATCTCGTTAACCACTATTTTAGTTGTGCCTTTTTCATATGTATAGTAGTCGACTTCAAGTTGTAGTAATCCACCAACGTCTAAAAGTATGATACTATCTATCGGAAAGTCCGTATTAAACTCTAATGTTGTATCATCAAAATCAAATGAATGGTTAGACACTGTAAGTACCTTATTATCGTTAGTTGTGAAATCAGTATCATATGTATATGTTACCCTCACAACCGAATCTTTAGGTGGTGGAGTAAGAAAAATAATATTAGAACTAGTTCCGTTATGTATATAATCGACACCTAATCTTTGTACTAACCCATTTATCTCCACATAGAAAAGTGTGTTAATCTTCTTTTGAACTTTAAATGTTGTTGTTGTACCATCACCAACAAAGGTGTTGGTCTCAACCTCAATATTAGATTTAATTATTTTTTCTATTTTAACCGCAGAACCCTTAGATGGGGAAAAACTTGATTCTATCATAACCATTTGTCTATCAACCGCAGGTACCACCTCAAACTCCTCTTCGTCCATTAAGAACCCTTGCATTTGGAATGAGTATGTTTGTTGATAAAACCTCCTACCCTCAATTGCGTCTATCTGTGATTGGTCAGCGATTGATGATAATACGATTGGAATATAATGACCTTTGACTACAGTATACGCCTGTCTTGATGAGAATTTCTGCATCACTTTTTTATTAAAACTGTTAAGTTCCCTCATTCTATTACATACCACAACAACTTCGAAAGATAAATCCACCGGTACTGGCTGAGGTATTTTATAGATGTCCGCACCTAATCTATTCCCGTCCCACGTACTAACCTTTCTATAGAAGAATGTTTGTCTGTCAGGTATCGTATACATCAAAGCGGGATTTGAACCATATGGTACTTCAGGTTTTCTAACCACCACAATAAACGGTATTTGTATCTTTTCTTCTTTGTCTGTGAACTCCCACGTACTTGATAGTTCAGCCCATCTTTGTAAGGATAAAATCTTATCCACAAAATTCACTGGGTTTCCATCGGTATTGAACGTTAAGTGTTCTTTAACGAATTCTAACATACCTAAATCCAAATCTTCGTGCATTACCGACTCAGGAAGGTTAGTATCTTGATTCGTTATCTGCTCTAACATTTCCTGTCTTCTATCTAATAACGTTTTCGTTGGATATGCATTAATATCCTTTTTAACTTTCTTTGGTAGTGACATAATTACATTCCCTTAAATTGGTCCTCACTTACTGGTGTACATAAAATAGTTCTATAGAACGCTTTAAATCCTCCATATGTGTGTTTATTATCTGACGTTACCTTCCCGTCGTTTGCGACTTCATAATAACGTACTTTATCTTCTGTTTCGTAATAACCAACGTAATCACCATAAGAAATATCAATTCCTTCTTCCTCCAAATGGTGTTTATAAATTGATACGGTCATATTACCCGGCTCTAAATAACGACCTAACCCGTTTGAGTAGGTTTTATTATCAGGACCGGCTATTTGTACATATCCTTTAAATTCGGTTGGTGGGAAGAATTTAATCTCACCCTTACCTGATTCCCCGTAGACGTCGTCGACAGATTTACTCTTATCAACTCGGAATAACACCATTGTGAAATTCATGTCACCGTGCAACCACTCCTCTCCCATCGACAACTCCAAATCGAAATCATCGTAAGAAAAAAACTTATTCATCCTGTTTATCGGTTGTTTCTTTTTACCCATAATAATAAATATCTATTGATTATGTTTATTCTAAGCTTTATCTTTTATAACATAATATGCGTTTATGATTCCAGAACAAAAGGCAATTGAAATCCTAAAAACTTACGAAGGTGGTAATAACTACATCTTATCCTGTAAAGAGAAACTTTTCTTTACTAAAGGATATAAAACTTCGCGCTCACAAGCAGAATACATAATAAAGAACCATACGGAAACCCCTAAGGTTGCTCGTAAATGGGTTGACATAGACCCGTATTTTGGGGAAAAATTAAGAGAGGAAAGGTTATTACCAAACTCTCCACCTCAAATATATATCGAAAAATTATTAGCACAAACCGATAAAGCGTATCATATTTATGGTAAAATAATAGAAAAGTCCCCTATGGAATTTATATGGGTTCCAAAGTCCCATATCATTTCCAGTAATGAGCGGGTTGTTGAGGTTGATTGGAGCCCTTACGACCATAGACCACCAATGGAACACCAAAAAGAGGCAATAGTTAAACTTTTGGGTAATGATAAATATATATTAGCTGACGACATGGGGTTAGGTAAGACAACCTCAGCGGTAATAGCAGCAATTGAGAGTGGGGCTCAAAAAATATTAGTTATTTGTCCCGCATCTTTAA